CCTGACCGGCTACAGCCTGGATATCATTGTAGGATACTGACCCTACAGGTAAAGCGCCGAACTCAAGAATTATCCTGGTTCTCGCTGAGGCACCTAAAGTCTTTAAATTTACCCCATTAAAATAAGTACCACCATTATTAGCTTTCCATCGCCCTGACACCATTATAATAAAGGGTGATGGGTCACGTCCATCCCTTGCTCTATAATTGAAGGTGAATAAACAACCTCCTGGTACTGTTTTGGGTTGTTTCTCCGCAGTGTTCTGGTAAGGGAGCTTCTTGGTGGTGCCCAAATATATAGTTTTTTTATTTTTTGCCATTTTTTACGTCAGAACTGGATAAGCTTCGACTATATTATATATATTAAATAAATTATGAGCGATGAATTAGTGTTGTCCGAATTCCTAGAGCAAATAGATTACTGTTTGTCTTTGAAGTTTAAAGAAAAATGGAGATACAGGTTTAGTACTCACTTTATAGAAGTGTTTCAGTCTAAAGTATTGAACTCAGTAAAGACTGAAAGACCTTTGAAGTTATCATCCTTATTATCTACCTATACAAAAAAATATAAATATTCTACTGCAGAGGTTGTAGACTTCTTTAGGTTAATATCAATAGAAGAATATTACCCTCTTGTATATGAGGATAAAAAATACATGTCTCAAAAGAAAGGCTTTATTTAAGGAATAAACTTCTTCCTAGGCTTCTTGTTCTTCATAGCCTCAGCATGTTCAGCTAAGTGACTTGTGGGATTCTGTTTAGGACACATATCCTTATACCCACACCAATTACAGAATTGGTTTACTTGAGGGAAGAACTCTTCCTTTTTTTTCTTCCTAATCTCCCAAATTTGCTGAGTTAGCTTTCTCATGTACATTAATACATGTGCCTCAGAAAATTTAATGTGTACCAGCTTATCCAGATGAGGATAGTAATGAGCTAGAGTTACTGAAGAAATAGGTACCGTGTAAAGGTTAGAGATTGCGTAAGCATACAATAACATTTGAGGGTCCTTTATCAGGTCTCTTTTAGTAGAAGGTCTCTTGCTGGTTTTGTAGTCGATAACGAGATAGTTACCGTCTTCGCTTTTTACCACGCGGTCAATAATACCGTTAATGGCGTAACCTTGTTTCAGCTCTACCGCGAATGACTGCTCTGTTGCGATTTGCTCACAGCCTGATAGCGAGTTGTTAAAATTTAGGAAATTAGTTATACAAATTTCTATCTTATTTTCTCGCTCCTTATCGAACGTGTAATTCGACCTAAGTGACTCTGCCACTTGATGTAACTCCTCTTCAGAGGTAGCTTTAACGCCGTCCTCGAAAATCTTATGGATGTACGAGCCGAACTGTAGAGCGTCCGTATTAGTGGACTTTTCCTGCAAATAGTCAATATATTTGAATTTATACTTCAATTTGCATTCGTCGTAGACTTTAATCTTACTGGGTGATACCTTATTAATAAACATGAATGTTCCTCCAGCTATTATTAAAGACTATTTGTCTGAAAAATTTACAGAAAATACCGCCGCAGGGCGGGAATTCCGTATTAATTCAATCTTTGCCGACGACGACAAGCATAAGCTCTATATTAACCTGGATACGGGACTGTGGACTGACTTCAAATCTGGGGAAAAAGGAAACTTCCTCCACCTTATCTCGCACGTAGAGAATGTCCCTTACGCTGCAGCTAGGTCCTTTGTAAATAGGATTGCGTTTGATAAGGGAGTTAATCTCTTTGAAGTATCTACCCTGAATGTGGAGAATGAGGCTATTTCTGTCGAGCGCACTATCAAGGGTGATATGAAGGATTGGATTGAGGTAGACCCTAAAAAGGATATAAAGTCTACGAACCGATTAAAGCGTTTAGCTTCTAGCTTCGCTATCTCCCGTAAACTCGCTTCTTTCAAATTCTACGTTGGAAAGAAGGGTCGCTACTTTCAGAGAATTATAATTCCTTACATTGATAAGAAAGGTTGTTTTTACTTCCAAGCTCGTACCCTTATAAATCGTGACCCTAAGTACCTAAATCCAAGTAAGGGTTTGTACGGTATTAAGACATCAGAAATACTGTACCCCTACGATAAGTCTCTAGAGTATGTTATGGTTACCGAAGGTCCTTTGGATGCTATGTCCTTACGGGCAGCAGGCTTCAACGCTACATGTACTCAGGGCTGTAAGATGTCTACCGTCCAAGCTAAGGAGCTTAAAGGTAAAAGAGTAATACTCGCATACGATAACGACGAAAGCGGTCAGGAGGGCTTCGCTGAGGCTAAGAAGAGACTTCTAACCCAGCGCACCAATGACATCTACTCTTTACGTCCCCCCAAGCACTATAAGGACTGGAATGACTTCTGGGTAGCCTCAGACCGTAAAGATTTTGAAGCGTATGTGTATGCCAATATATTTAAGGCAAACTGGGAGCTAACTGCTACCTCACTATTAACTTAAACTTAGGGCTGTAAAAACTCTCTGTTAAAATATTATATTTTACAGTGATTTCGTACACTCCTCTAGAACCGCCTAAGATATCGTCAGCATATTTCGGGACAATCGTCTCGGTATTCCAAAGGTAGCTTATTAGGTTTTGTGAGTCTAGTTGTATACTACCCGAAGTGTCCCCGAAGTCCTGGACCATTACCCTGCTAGTTAATTCAGGGCTCTCATTCAACTTAACGATTCGCATCTGTGGCTTAGAAAGAAGTGAACCAGTTTCTAGCAGATTGCGAAGGTCGTTAGTAATAGGCTCGTTATCTACAACCAATTCGGTTTTAACGCGAAGCTTTTCCTTGCTCCCTACCTCTACGTAACGTTGAATCAGTTTGTTTGTCGGGGTTACCAACAAAGGTTCGGTTAGTGCCACGTTAGAGTTAGAATTTAATTTAAAAGAGTTAACGTAAATCTGTGCGCGAGAACCCTCAACGTCTACTAGTGTCCAAATATCTAAGTAATCTCCTGTCGCGGACGCGCTATTGCTCGACACAGGTAACCAAGCATTAGTAGGCGCTGTAGTAGGGAAGTAATCTGCCTCTGGTTGTAGAATGACACTAAAATTACCTGGACTAGTCTTGAAGATAGCACTAGCAGAATTTCCACCTACGTAATCTGCTTCCGCTGCGCAGGCACTAACATTAGCATCAAACCCAATTCGGGCACCTGCTTCATTCCGCTTATAGTTGCGGAAAATGTATTCGGTAGCTGTCGAACTAACCAAACCATAGCTGGCATCCCCTGCTGTTAGGTTAACATAAGGGTTAGGAGACCCAAACTGTGTATTTGGGAAAATGTGTACTGAGCATACCTGAAATGGGTTCTGGTAACTACCATCCTTAATCCATATAAAGTCTAGTTTACATGGGCTGATAGGAGAAGGGCGGTTCGCTCTATTTATTACAGTGATATCGTTGAAAGTAGTCATGTCTTATTTATTTAGAGGACCTAGCAGACTCAATTGCTTCTTTCTCTCGATTGCTTTCCTCAACCAATAAATTCATAAACTCACCCCTCTCCTCTCCCGTCATAAGATGCATATCATGAAGGGTAAAGTTGGCATGTTTTATTAAGGAGTATACTTCAGACGCTAGGTTCTCCCCCCGAACAACTAGCTCACGGAGAAAAAAGACTCGTTAAACGGCACGAAAGTCTCTGTGGTCTCCCCACAGCCTGCGCAATCGAAAGCAACCTTTTTCGTAAACCCATAATGGCTTTTTGCTAGATTTTCACGGAAAAATGAGATATCTCTAACAGTAGTCTGCTCAAAGAATTGACGTAAAATATTTTTATCCGAATGTGTTCCCACTGATAATGCGAAACGCCATAGATTTTCTGTGAGTGTTACCATATCCTCCATGTAAGTCTCATCCTTTGCTCGGGGGCTAACGTATTTTACTACCTGGTCACTGTCTGGGAGGGTTATTTCTAATGGCTCCTCGAAATCATCACCTGCATACTCCACTGGAATCTCACTAATAAGAAGGTTTAGATTGTTTTCTGCTGTACAATCAGGGCAAACGGCAGTAATTACATACTTATCACCGTAGGAAATCTCGCGCAACTTAAACAAGACAAAGTTTTTATCCTCTAAAGTCATTGAGTCGTAATCTAAACCCTTTACACAGTCCCCAAATAAAGATTTTATAATATTATTAGCTTGGTTTACTTTTTTAATGCTTCGTAACTTCTTTTCCTCTCGATAGGTAAAGGCTTTAATACTAACCACACCTTCGTGGTCTCGGTAGGATTTACCTCGAGAAGGAAGATTTAAAGTTATCCACTCATCCCCACCTGTTACATTCTTAAGAAGGTCACTTACTGCAGAGGCGACAGTACCGTCAAAGGCATCTTTAACCACTTCTTTAGGTTCTTCTTTCGGGGAGTTAAATTTCAAATCCTCCGCGGGAATTTCGGTTCTTTCCCCTGCCGAGGTTGAAGGTGCGTCTGGCACACTAACCCCTTGTGTTGGGTCAGCACCTGTTTTTTCCATGTGTTCTTTTGCAAGCTCGATAAGAGATTTTTCTTTAGTAGGTTGAGTCATAATTTTATAAGTTATAAAAACTTTAATACTATAATAGTATTATGGTAACAATAATTATCAATAATAATTCATCTATTTTAAAAACAGATAATAAAAAATTATTAACAACGTTAGAAAAGAAGTATAGTGCTAAGGTTCCTGGGTACAACTATTCTGCTGCGTACAGAAAACATGGTTGGAATGGGGAGAAAGCGTTCTTCTCTTCTAAAACTGGTAAGTTTGGTACGGGTCTTTTATCTCATATAGAGGAAGACCTCACTTATTTAGGTATAGACTACAAAATAGAGGATTCTCGTAATGCTACCCATTCAGATGACATCGAATTACCAGGTATTACCTTACGTGATTACCAGGAATCAATGGTTAGAAATGCTTTAAAAGCTAAAGGTTGTATTATTAAAGCTCCTACGGGCGCGGGCAAGACTTTAATTCTAGGGGGTATCCTGAAAGCTTTGGAAGGTAAGACCGGTTTAATTTTCTTCACAAAGAAGCAGTTGCTCAAACAAACCTACGACGACCTTCATAAATGGGGTATTGACGTAGGGTTAGCTTTCGGAGATGGCGTTATTATTAAACCCATGACCTTATGCACTGTCCAGTCAATCGATAAAGTTATTGATACTCACCTAAAAACCTCCGATTTTATAATATTTGATGAAGTGCATGAGTTTGCTAAAGGAAAAGTAGCTACAAAAGTTATAAAGTCCTTCCCTAACGCAGCTTATAGAATTGGAATGACAGCAACTGTACCCCGTGACCCGATGAGCCGCCTTAATCTTATC